ATGTAACATTGAGTTAAGCGGCAAATCGTCTAAACTATCTTTTTTCTTAGAAGTGCCGACCAATGGCTTCTGAGGCACAATCTTATCAGAAGTAAATTTATCTGCAAATGGATTATCGAAAAGCGGAATTGTACTTGAAAGGTCTTGATCATTAGCACGCTCTAAAAATGCGTCATAAATGGCTAGACGTGCCGCCTCATCAGTTTGCGGATTGGTTAGCATGTCCATTAGGATCGAAACAGCCTTAGGAATAAATTCTTTAACATGCCGTTTAGCATAAGCTTGTGGCGTCTTGTAGCGACTAGTCAAGCCTTGGCCGCGACCGATTTCATAAAAAGCAGCGGCTAATTCAAGGGCTGTCTTTTCAATAAGAATACTTTCCGGCTTGATCAATTTACGCTTTAAGCTATCCATAGCTGGCCACCATGTCCTTAAATTGTTCTGCTATCTGTGAATTTTTAGCCAGCGCCAGCAGACGGAGCGGCTTCGCTATCTCCACCGCTATTCGTAGCAGCCATCATATCGCTAGTCATAGAATTGTTTTCGATATCGCGAATACCCATAGCTAGCTTTAACGGATCAAGACCGCCAGACGCAAGCATATTCTTAAGCAATTCTTGCAACACGGGTTGTATCTGTTCTGGCGTAACGGCAGGTCCAGAGTTACCAAGCTTTTGAAGCCTGTCGTTTTCAGCCTTATAATCTTCGCGATTTTCCCTAGCGATTGCTTCTTTTTCACGCAGCCTTAGTTCAGCTTCCTTAATATCAAGTTCGCGGTCTTTATCAGCAAGCTCTTTAGTTTGTTTAGTGATAATAGCAAGTTGCTGCTCAATCTTAGCACCAGCTTGCTGCATAGCTTCTGTGAGTTGCGGGTTAGGAGCGTCGCCAGTAATATTAGGAGGAATAATGCGACGCCAACGTCTAGCCAATTCTTGAGCTTCAGGAAAATCAGCCACTTTCCAAAGAAGATCACCACCAATATTCATAAACTCTTTATTCTGCGCTGCTATCTGAGTAAGCGCGTTGAACGCCTCTTGACGGCGAGTGGCAAAGCTAGGTCCGCTATCTGAGACGACGCAATAATTACCAATAGTCGGATTGAAAATAACATCTAAAACTTTATCACCTATCTGATCAGGATTATCTGGCACTAATTTAGTAACAGCTTCAGGGTGATTAGGATCAATAGTTAGATTTAAAATAGTTCCATCTTTAGCCTCAATCCTCATGATACGTTTTTTAGTATATATTTTAGGTATCAAATCAATAAGTTGCTTACCAGTAATCCTCATACCGATAGCTTGACCATCGGGGAAATGATATGTCGCTCTATCGCCTTGGCGTTGTCGCTGATTGATAGCGATACCAGATTTAGCGTTTTCATTCTCACCCATCTGTGCCTGATATTGGCCAGACACCATCATCATTTCATTTTGAGCAATCTGCATCTGCTGCACATAAGCTGGCGATGATTGTGGAGGAGGTAACCTATCAGGAGGCGGTAAAGCTCGTCCTTCATCATCATAAGCGTTATAAACTAAGACAGACGCATTAACCACATTGGCATTTGCGTATTGATCTTCATAGCCTTCGATCGCAGCAGCAGCAGCCCTAAACGGAGACTTGGTTTGCAAAGCGCCAAATTCGACGTTGGCGCTGCTGTTGATATTATACATCCTCTGAGGATCAAGTAGCGGTCTCACATGCCCCTTGCGATCCAATTGGCCATCTATGATTGTTTCTATGCCCACAATACGTATGATCGGGATATAATCACCAAGCCATGGCTTGCGATCAATAATAACGTTTCCGGCAATTTTGTACCATTCGACGTTATTCTTGATTACTGTACGTTCTCTTGCTGTCCTATCAGAAAGAGGCAAGTTGTTTTCACGCTTTTTAATTTCTCCAAACATAGCAATCGCATCAGGATTGCTTTTCTTTAATTCAGAATAATAGCCGTCGATTGTTTCGCCAGTTTCGGGCAATTGAAACTCAATCCACTTATCCTTCTTAGGATTTTTACGAAAATATTCTGCTACCTTAACGTGATCTTTTGTATACCAGCCTGACTCATAACTATTAAAAACCGAGCTTCCGACAGCTTCATTTTTAAATTCAGGATAATCATTATCAAACAAATCTTTTGAAACATCATTAAAGATGAAACCATAGCGAGCATCAGAGCCGTCAGTCTCAATGATATCAGGATCAAGTCTAACGGAACGAGGATGCTTAATAGGTTTTAAGAAAATTTCCTGGTCCCAACCTTTTGACTTATCAGCCCAATCAGTGACAATACGCCAATAACCGATACCTCCGATAACTTGAAATTCAGATGCTTTGTCATAAATATTTTCAGCATTGCTCAAATATTCAATGTGCCTAATAACTTCTTCATAAATTTGAGCAGCCTCAAAGCTGGCATCTTCACCGACAGGACGAATATTTACTCCCGGTTTATTCTGCTTTCCGTCATTGATAATTTGCAAACAATGTTGCATGGTCTTGTTAATGGTCAAACAAGGTCGCTGTGCGTCGATACGATCACCCACAACCCAATTGTCCCATTGAAACATATTGACGCTATCGCCGTTGGCAAACTTATAATCATACTCAAAGTTGGTCCAAGCCGTAGCTTCCCACTCTTCGCAAGCAGCAAAACGCTTTTGAGCCTCTTGGACTATTTTTTCGTCGTCAGTTAGCCAACTATCGATATCGGGCATTTACATAACGCCTAATGCATGTTTCCAGAGCGCAAGCCAATTCCTACGCATAGAATAGCCGTTTATGTGATTTGGATTTTGGTCATAGTGACCCACGTTTAGCATTGACGATACACCAATAAGATTGTCGTGTTCAGCATACGGCAAACAGCTACACAATATAAAATCAGCGACGCCACATTCTAATGCGGTAGTTGGAGCGATGATCAGTTCTGGATGATTGACGATATCCAAACCAGATTTCTTGGCTAACGCCGCATAGCCGTTGCGGCCTGTAACTTGTGATAGCCCTTGCCCTCTAAAATTCCAACCATCGTCGGTGCCACGAACGTTGCCCATTCGACCGCCGTAAGCTTGATCAGCAATTAGCCTTGGGTTGTGGGCAAGAGATATAGCTTGCGAATAACTAAAATGAGCAGGAAAAACCTGTAACAGTCTAGCAGCATTGTAATTCATATTCTCTTGCATATCGTCACCAGCGCCACATTCTTCTGAGAATTGCGCAAACATGTGACAGACAACTAGATTTGACGCGATATTGTATTTTTGAAATACGGTTGTGGCACTAGCAATAATACCGGCCACTAAGCCCGGTACTTTAATATCACCGTGCGGCCAAAGGCGCTTAAGCGATAGAGCAAATCCGCTAATGTCAACATTGCTCATTTCCATGACACCACGAATTGCCTAACATGACCATTTTTAGATCTAAGAGAAATTACCAATTCAGGATTATAAACCATCATTTTCCTCTATAATTTAACGCATCTTTTATGCTAGCCAATTAAATGAACGTCTTAGCATATCGACAGCCGGAACTATCATTTTTTCTTTTAAATCTTTTGCTTCTAATTCTTCATCAGTAAGCATCAACCCAACATGTTTAATTTTATCACCTTCTATTTTAATTATACAATATTGCTTTTCACCTGTAGGATGCTGCACAGCTTCCATATGCAAACTTTTAGGAACCAAGTTGCGTAAGCGATCTGGTACAGGAATAGAGATATCGCCTTTATTTAATTGCAAAATCACAAACTTCCCATCCATCCAGTTGATTGTTGCCTAGCTATTCTCTCTTTAGCCTTATCTCTGTTTGGTTTCTTTTCGTCAGCTTCGCTCTTGATACTTAAAGCCATTGTGGTAAGAGCATCACAACCATGACTCCATGGTGTGTCGTGTTCCGGTTCCCTACTAAACACTCCTGTATCTTCATCAACTTTATAAGCATATCGTGATAAACACTGCCAACCATTCGCCGTATTTTGTTCATCGAAATTTAAAAGTGGCATGAGCGATCTAACAGCATTGATAGCGATTGCTTTTTTGGCAGGACAATGAACAACTCTTACTGTTGCGTTCGGAAAAGCTTTTCGTAATTGCTTTTCAGGAGTGATATTAGAAAGCGTTTCGGCTGATCCATCATGCGGTAAATTATGGACGCTATAATTGTAACCAAGATCATTTAAAACTTTAACGTAAAACGGCAGTTTTTTCAATCTATCTTCGTAATAATTAATCAAATTGTATTCTACACCAGCGCGTTGAACGAACCAAATCGCCGTTTTGTCCGCATGTCCCAAGTCCCAAAACGTTAATACCGGCTTGTTAGGATCATAAGGAACGCGCTTTCGCCTGCCGTCCGTAAGAACCTCCTGCAATTCTGAAGCATATATAGACCCCTCTAGAACCTGCTTAACGTTACCTTCCCAAACTTGTAAATATTTATCTTTACTTGCATTGCGCATAACCTCCATTTCCATTTTAAGATCAGGCGGAAACCATTTGTTATCCCAATAATTGATTTTAACGACAATAGCGTAGCGTTTGCCATTTACATATTCGGGAGCGTACTTGATACCGTTTAGTATGTAGCGCTTATATACTTCATCTTCCTCTAAATCAGGATTGAAACTTATCCATATTTCAGGGCCATCGCCAAACGGACCACCTTTGTCATCTTCTAAATCAGAGCGCCCGCGAATAGTAGGAAAGAGCTTATCCAAAGTGTTGGCTGATGTTTTATCAGCTTCCTCAATCCAACAAATATCAATACGACCCATCGACTTAATTTTGCTAATATTATAGCGCAGACCCATAAAAATGAAGCGGGAGCCTGTAGACCGGCAAACGATTTGCTTTTTAGTAATGTAAAAATCATCTAATGGAATATCGCCAGACGCAGACATTTCTTCAATGTTAGCTTCGATGATAGCTTTTACGCTTTCATCAATTGAATTTTGAAATTCGCGCCCACACAATATACGTAAGCGTTTAGTGCGAGATAATAGAATTAAAGCACGACAATAGTTTTCCGACTTACCTCCACCACGACCGCCATAAGCGATCTTTAAACGCGCGGACTCAAATAAGAGGAAGCTGAGTTTTTCCGGAAATTCGATTTCGTCATTTGCCATGTAAATAAAAGCGACTTTCGCCACGCTAATTAAGGCTGCTTACCAATATTCCGGATTGCGGCGCGTCGGTGAAGGGGCCGGTAGGATAGCCCGCTGGGACCGCGCTATACATGTACGGGCTTGTGCCATTCCACGGCGCGTAGAATGCCTCGTTGCCGCCAAGCCAATAGGCCCATCCCAGGTAGGTTGGTTCGTTCGTCGTCATGTAAGACATCAGCGCTGTAGCATCAGGCGGACATGTTGGGTCTT